ATTACATAACAACAAACAAAAAACAAAAACAAACAAATCAAACTTATTGAGTCTGACACAGTGAAAAGGGACATATATGACAAGCAGGTGGCTAAAGCCACCGACTTTGTCAAACGCATTAAGACGTCAGTTGCCCAATTCACTATTGTGAAGGACCCATAAATTTTGAATGTCTTTGATATGGAACTCGGCAAGTGGTTTTGCGCCACGAACCCAGGGGGAGGATGGTGCATAATATACTCATTGCTGATGATCCGCGACCCGCGGTCCTACTTGGCCGTGGCGACTCGAGAGGAATTGAAGGCACTAGCAAAAGGTTTATACAATGAGTTGTATGAGGAGTACCGAAGAAGGGGATTACCTATTGAAGGCAGCAACCCGGAAACAGGATTTCTCAGTTCCGACTTTATAGATATATACGCTTAGCTACACAGTGTTTACTTGTAGGTATACGAAAACTGCCTAGGAAAGCCCAGGGTTATAGCTTATGGTAAGACATTAGCTCCAAACAAAGCATACCTACTGCTTACTCCAGGTGACGAACCGGTAAACACGCACATCGAGGCCATTGTATCAAAGTAGTAGTTACTCTAAGCAGAGGCCGACATGGTAGCTGACAGAGCTGCCGAGGCTAGGTTGGAACAACACATGGAGTAGGTAGCAACACTGAAGCCATAGGTACCTGAACCCCAGGCAGAACACGTCCACAAATAGGTATCGAGAGGGCGCTAGTGGGAGTATAGGTTGAGTGTTAACCCTCCCGAAATTTACTTGGAGCAAATGTCCAAGGAGGTGCTGCCCGGGTCTTCGCGGAATGCACATGCAGGCCTTAGAGCCTGCCGTGACTACTGTTTAGTGGAAATTGCAAATATTGCCAACAAGAACGGAGCAGTAGTTCATGAGCTATTCAGTGCGTACGGACAAAATGCGGCGATAAGGGCGGGTTGGAAGTGCTACCGGCCATTAATCACCCCGGAGGATGTGGCATATAGAGAAGACCATAAGACAAACGTCAGCATGGAGATGTACCCCGAGGTTAGTGACGGTTTTGTCTATTCTGTAGACAGTGTGTACTACGGCGACGTGCTCTACGATATGCTGCAAAAATATGGACAATTTTATGCCACCGTCCACTACGCCAATTACACGAACTTCAGAGTCGCCCTCTATAACGGAGAGGCCGTCTACGAAGAGCGACAAGGCTGGGGAACCAAATTCGTAGCACAGGGTGGCTCAGAATACAAGCATCCTACACTATACCTCCGCCCAGAGGATAGAACGCTGGTGTATGGAGCCATTCCCAATGGGCCTAAGCGCACTACCGGAGCTTGCCAACCTTACATGGTGTCAAAGGTAGTGACGTTCAAGACCAGCGCCTACACTGGCTACGGCTTGTTGAAGTTCATGAAGGTGGAGCTCAGTCCCAACTGAAGGCCGCCGTAGGCGCCTACGAAAGAGGTACTTGTCCCCGAGCCTTGTTATGGAGTCGACGGCATAGCCACATACTTTAATAATTGGCGGGCCGCAGCTATCGACCCTGTGGTTACTCCAATGATTATAGAGGCGCTGCAGGTTAATCTCGATGACGAAAAGGGGCTTAGAGCCACCAAAATCCGCTTGCACAAGCTTCCGGAACTGCGCAAGTATGGTAGAGCGTACTTGGAACAGTTCTTGGAGGCTGCCGACTTTTTGGCTTGACAGAAAGTTAATGAATGGGCAGGTTACCGCGTCAACCCTAATTATTAGGCTGTCATTACAAAAGAGTGCATGGCGGTACCATTGGGTGAGGTCACGTGGAGTACGTGGCTTCGCAGAAAGTTGAGACCGGTGTCAAGATGGTGGTAAGTGGCAGTCGAGTAGGAGTAGCATTACGTGGAGTCACTCTAGAGTTGACTCCCGTCGTTAAAATCAGTTCGCAGTCTGTTCTGAACCACCACCGGACTTACACCTAAAGCTATAAAACGCTTTTTCGCCGCAGGTCTTCTGGAAGTACATGCGTCCGCGCCCAATGCATTAGTTTCCGACTACCTTCAGGCCGAGGTCGTCGACGGTATTAAGTGCCGCTGTCGAAGGGACACCCTCATCCTCCGAGAGGATCGGCTCGTGGCGTAACGCGAGCCTGTATATGGCTTACTCAGCCCCACCGATGTGGATTACAAGCATTACCAGCGGTGTGCAGCCAACACCTGGGCAGCGTTACTTTCGAGGCATGCTCAAGCCACGGCCAAGCCTAACCCTGATTACATAGTACGGATGAGTCATGTGTTCGATTAGAACAACCAGGAGGTAGTAAATCACTTGGCTGGGGGGTTCGACAGGATATGAACTATAGAGGCTCTACTGGAGGGCATGTCAGGACCTCGTCAAAAGAGTTTCTTGCGTGGCTGGGAGTATATCCAAAAGAAGCAAGCTGTTATAACTAGCTTCGACGTTTTTAACAAAACGCAGGAGTTCGAACTGGAGTGCTCGCGGCCGCGCCTTATCTGATCGCCTCACCCATCGCTTAAGGCAGCGTTGGGTTAACTTAATAGGGTTTGCTTGTCACGGCTGCGTACCATGGACGGTATGTGTATAGGGAAAACGCTTACATAAACAGCGGAGGAAATATAGAGACTAGTAGATCAGTTAGGGGGTATTGATTGTGTTCAAGCGATATCCATCGACGGCGCTTCTTTTGACAGTACATAGCATCTGTGGATTAAGTAGAGAGTTGACAATGTGATATCACGCAGCCTCATTGAATACGGCTATCACGCCCTTCCGATTTCCCAGTACTTCTCCAAGCAAGAATACATCGATTTAGCCACTAAGCAGGACTTTGACTTTTATATGTCTACCAAAACAAAGAATAAGACAGAGTTGCATTTTAAAGGTGTAGTGAAGGGCACCGTCAAGTCGGGACATCCATTGGACACCACACTCTATAATTCAGTTAGATGTAGGCTTTATTACAAGCTGATTACTAGAGGCCATGCCGACAGGTGCAGGGCCCTCATAGCTGGCGATGATCTCGTTATTCTTTGTAAGCGCGACGTGGCTGCAGCAGTCTATGCTTAGGCAAAAGAGTTTTACGTCGCTTAAGGCAGCTACGAGCGCCATTGCCTAGGGTAGGTTGCCAAGATTCTGACCCTCACCGAGTTAGACTAGGCAACATTCCTATCGAAGTAAATATCCACATATTTCGGCATTATACATATGAGTAGGCCCACCGACAAGATTGTTACTAAGAATAACGTATACAAGCTGGCCCTTACCAAGGAGGAGGTGATCAAGATGTAGGCAGCCCAAGTGGGTGTGGAGTACCCAAATTTGCAGTAATATTAGGAAATATGCATAGCCCGCGGGGTTTAGGTCAGCCCTTGTGAGGCCACAGCCTGGGACGTCTGCACAGCGGAGGTTGGGTGAAGTGAGTAGCTCAGCTCACTTATAAGCGGGGGCACAGTCTACACCGGCTAGTGGCCAAACCAGCCTAGGTTTGGCGCAGCCGGTTTACAATAAAAACATAGTTTAATACAATAAATACATATTATGACTAATAATAAAAACAAACGTCAGCAGAAGAAGCCTAGCCAGTAGAGGCCGGCAAAGAAGCAGGTAGCGATATAGGCTACGAAGAAGGCGCCACGCGTGCGTTAGAATATTCCTTTTCAAGGGGCACCACGCTAGCAAGCCGCTCGTATGACCAGAATTTCACATCGGGAATATATTACGGCTGCGGCTCGCTAAGGGTTGTATAACACCGTAGTGAACCCAGCTAATGGTGCGCTGTTTCCGTGGCTGTGGTAGGTCGCATCTGCTTTTGATTACTATAAGTTTATTAAGCTGTAATTTGTCTGAATACCGAGAGTGGGTTTGTCCACTAACGGTACAGTCACTATGGCCTTAGACCCTAATCCGCGTGACTACACAGAGAGTGTCAATTAAATTCAATAAATGAGACACTCTATCCAGGGGGCCGTCAGGGCGACCACCGTGCTTTCTATAGATTCCAAGGAGTTGTAACGGTTATAAGCACAAAGGAAGTATGTAACACAAGTTACTACCTATGACACTTTGCCAAGTGGTACTTCTGCTATGGATTTCTTTCTAGGGCGTGTTTATTTGGTTCTTGAGTCTGATGGGGTTGGCAATAATGGTTCATTGTGGTGTGATTATGTTATAGAGCTTTATGACCCATAAGTGTATAAAGCGCCCAGTTTATATACTACCGAGGTAATATCTACGGGTATAGCTTCAGCAGCGAATGTGAATTTGACGCGCTCGGAGGACACTAGCGTTTTTCAGGCCTTGGGTTACTCAATCACACCTGAGACGCCCACATGTGTGGCTGCCCAATTTTAGGCTAATCAACCGAACTATCTTAATTCCTACATTACAAGTGGGTCTACATATGATATAAGGTTTTACACTGCTTCAGATAGGGCGAAAACATGGTTGGCAACCGGCGGTCCCACATATATGTCTTTAGGGCTGTAGTCGGCGGGGACCGCTAGTCTTGCGGGCGTTACACTGACGGGAGGCCTTTATGAACGGTTGCCCGGGGATAACTTTGATACTAAATTCCGGAATTTTTCTGTAGATCTGCCACCCAGTGCCTTGTCATCCATATTGACTGGGAGTGCGGGGGGTGATTTCAGTTTTGATACCGAAATCTATTTACGTTTGACGGACGTATTAACAATTACAGCAGCGGAGATTGCTAAGATGACCATCCTTGCTGTTGAGCAGATCGTTGTAACCTTGTCTGCTACTATAACGGCCGGTCTGAATGTATTAATTAATACGGCGGTATAGGCAATCATAGAAAATTTGACTACCGATGACCTGTTTAGTACAGGGGTGGGACGTATGTCGCTAGGCCCTTGAGGGGGCTGATCGTGGCGGCACACCCGCATGGGTATTCAGTGAGCCCGGTTACTGAATGACGCGATGAGCATGACAGTCGCATAGGCCTTAGGCCGACGGCAACCACTGCGGCCGCATAATAATAAATAGCAGTGGTGATACGGCTCATACAACCGACCGAACTCCTTTTGCATGCGGGAGCTTAGGTAACATTAGCATGGAGTTAATGGTGGCACGCCATGGCCTGGTAAGACCAGAGTAGGAACTACTCGCCGCAGATGCCTAGGAGAGAACTGAAGCTCTCCGAATGAAGCTGCTGCAATGCAGCTTCCTCCACGGACCCTATATA